CGATACTTTATCAGCCGTTCTCAAGCCGCCTCCCCGCTTAACAGTCCCGGATTGGGCTGACGCCTACAGACACCTTTCTAGCGCCTCTGGAGCCTTTGGAGGCCCTTGGAACACTTCGAGGGTTGAGGTAGCCCGCGGGCCTATGATGGCCGTTACGGAGCCGGGAGTCAGGCGCATCAGCGCTATGACCTGCACGCAGCTCCTAAAGACTAGCTTGCTCGAAAACGTCATAGGCTACTTCGCGCACTTAGATCCCTGCCCAATCCTCTTGCTTCAGCCTAAGGATGAATCGGCGCAAGCGTTCTCCAAAGAGCGTATAGCTCCGATGATTGAGGTAACGCCGGTTCTTCGCGAGCTGATGGGGCGACGCAAGACGCGAACGAGTGAAGACACGGTGAAGTTCAAGAGGTTTCCCGGCGGCTTCCTCGCAATCGCAAGCGCGGGATCTCCCTCTAATCTGGCTATGCGCGCTATCCGCATAGTCTTGAGCGACGAAATTGATAAATACGAGACGACCAAGGAGGGCGACCCGGTTATCTTGGCCGAAGAGCGGACGGCAACCTTTACGACCTCAAGCCTATCTATCCGCACGTGCTCCCCGACCTGGGAAGAAACTAGCCGGATTTACGCGGCCTTTATGGCTGGCGATCAGCGAAGGCCCTTCGTTCGTTGCCCGCATTGCGATGAGTTCGTCTACCTCGATTTCTTCCGTGACGTTCATTGGAGCAAGAACACTGAGACGGGTCATGAACCTCAGACAGCGGCAATCTATTGCCCGGAATGCGGAGCGGGCTGGAGTGAAGCTCAGAGGATGCACGCCGTTACCAAGCCCTACAACATCAGGCATCAGCAAACCCGGCCTTTCCTATGCTGCGGTGAGCGCCAAGACCCTATAAGCACGAAGGCTTGGACCTGGGATGAAGAGCGCCAAGTAGGATATGCGGTTTGCAGGCACTGCGGCGGCCGGAGCGTTAGCAACTCTCACGCCAGTTTCACCGCATCGAAGCTCTATAGCCCTTTTATCACCATGGCAGACCTAGCCGAGAAGTGGCTCAGCTCGAAGGGTGACCCGGAAGCTAGGCAGACCTTCTACAACACGCAGTTAGGGCAGCCCTATAAGGCGCAAGTCTCTAGGAACCTGAACCAACACGCTCTTATGAGCCGTTGCGAGGCCTACCCGGCTCCGGTTCCTATCGGCGGCCTAGTGCTAACAGCTGGAATAGATGTGCAGTCCACGGGCCGTCTAGAGGTCGAAGTTGTAGCTTGGGGCCTGGGTGAAGAAAGTTGGTCAATCGCTCATGAGGTCATTACTGGCGATCTGGGAACCTTGCAGCCCTGGGAAGAGCTTGACGCGTTCCTCTTAAAGCCGTGGCTCCATGAGCGGGGTTTTCAAATCTACATAATGGGAGCTTGCCTAGACTCGGGCGGCCACAACACTCAAACCGTTTATGACTTCGCCCAAAAGAGATCAGGCCGGAACATTTGGGCGATTAAGGGCGCTTCTGACCGGGGAACTACTTGGAGTCCGATTTGGCCAGCAATCGAGAAGCCTGGGAAATACAGACTATCAGGCTTTAAGCCTGTCATTATCGGCGTGAGCGCGGCAAAGGAAAGCATTCGCCAGCGTCTAGCCCTTGAGGAAGTAGGCCCTGGATATTGTCACTTCCCGGTTGGCAGGCATGAGGCTTGGTTTGACCAACTCACCGCAGAAAATATTGTAGTAGAGCGCCACGGCGCACAGTATTCTAGGCGTTGGGTTCTTCCACGCGGAAGAGCCAACGAAGCTCTAGACTGTCGAGCTTATTCCTATGCTGCACTTTTCGGGCTATACCGGACGCGTAAGCTTGACCTCGATAAGCAGGCTGAGTTGATGGAAAGTTACGTAGAGCAGAACCGGCCTGTTGTTGCCGGGAGGCGGATTCGCAAAAGCACTTGGATGAAAGATTAAAAATGCCAACACTCGAAGAACTTCAAGCACAGCTGGCGGCTCTACAACAGGCCTACGTCTCCGGCGTCTTAACCGTCAAACACAAGGATGTAGAGACTACGTTTAGGAGCATGCAGGCCCTCCGTGAAGCTATGGCTTTTGTTCAGTCTCAAATTCGTATTCTTACGGGAGCGCCACGCAAGCCGAAGTATATTCGCGAGCATGAGAACGACCTGAAAAAGCCGGACGGCGGCTATTGATATGAAGCTTGTCGAGCGCTTAGAGAAGTGGCTCTCAGGCTTTGCCAAGGCAAACCCTAAGGCCTTCGACTACCCCGCCAACTTGTCGCGGCGAATGTCTGCGATCCCATCGATAACCTATGAGATTAACTCGCTCATAAGGCTGTACGGCCGGACAGCGCTAGCTAGGTCCCGCTACCTGACCATAAACGACCCCTATGTGATGAACGCTATGGGAACGTTTACTTCCGGTCTTGTCGGGGAGGGGATCATTCCTTCGTCGCTGGTTGACAACCAAAAGAAGCGCAAGGCCCTGCAAGACGTATGGGGCGAGTGGGTTGATAACGCGGACGCGCAAGGGATAACAGACTTTTACGGGCTTCAGCATCAGATTGCGCAAGAGCTTTTTCAAACCGGAGAGTGTTTTTTAAGGAGGCGCAAGCGTTGGGCCTCTGATGACTTAAACGTGCCAGTTCAATATCAGCTCATTCCGGCGGAAATGCTCCCTTTCGAGTGGAACCGCATAGGGGGTCCCGGCCTGAATCGTATCGAGATGGGCATTGAATTTAACAGCATGGGAAGGCCGGTCATTTATCACTTCTACCGGAATCATCCTGGCTATAACACAATGCCCCTGATGTTCCCTGGAACGTGGCTAGTGCCTATTCCGGCCGATGAAATCATTCACATCTTCTACCCTGTCCGCGCCGGTCAGATTCGAGGAATACCCCGCACCTTGGCCGCCATGGTCACGCTTGCAATGCTCAATCTCTACGACAATGCAGAGCTTGAGCGAAAGAGAACCGCGGCGCTCTTTGCAGCCTTCGTAACGCGCCCGCGCGGCGAAGAGCCCGGCGATCACCCTTTAGGCGCGGTGCTCCCGCAATATCGAGGCGACTACGACACGCGCAACCAAGAACAGTTTGGGCTTGAGCCCGGCGCGGTTATCGATTTGGAGCCCGGCGAAGACATCAAGTTCAGCAACCCCGCTGAAGTTGGCCAGCAATACGAGGCCTTTGAATACCGTATGCTTATGAGAGCCGCCGCGGGCCTTGGCGTTCCTTATATGAGCTTGACCGGAGACTTACGGCGCGCAAACTATGGCAGTATTCGGGCCGGGCAAGTCGAGTTCAGGAAGCGCATCGAAGAGATGCAAAAGCACGTCATGATCTTTCAGTTCTGTAAGCCTATTTGGCGCGACGTGCTTGATACAGCGGCCTTAGTTGGCGCTCTCCCGTGGAGCCCGGCGAAGTACCTCGCTAACCGCACGGATATACTTAAAGCGCGCTGGATTGCGCCGAAATGGCCTTGGATTGACCCGCTCAAAGACCGGCAAGCCGAGAAGCTAGCGGTTGACGCGGGCTTCAAGTCCCGAAGCGCTGTCATCATGGAAGAGGGTGACGACCCCGATGACGTAGACGCTCAGATCGCGGCGGATGCTGCAAGGGCCACGGAGCTGGGAATAGACTTCAACCCGCTTCCGGTTAGGCCGAATATTGTCGGGACTCCGCCAACTGACCCTACGCCCGAACAACTGGAAAGCGTGCCTGAGGAAAAGAAAGGTTCTGAGGAAAATGAGCAAGACTAAAGCCGTCCCGCCTTCGCGCGGGGTAGATTGCTGGTATCAGCCGAGAATGGCGGCTAACGGCGTTGGCGAAATGACTATCTACGGTGAGATCGGCGGCGGCGGGGTTTCCGCTATTCAATTCCGGCAAGACCTCATAACCTTGGCCGCCGCGTCGCCCGCTGAAGTCCGTCTTCGGATTCACAGCCCCGGCGGGGATATGTTCGAAGGCCTAGCAATCTACAACTGCGTCAAGGCGCTCAACAGGCCCGTTACGGTCGTAGTGGACGGAGTTGCCGCAAGTGCCGCCTCGCTCATTGCGTGCGCTGGAAACCCGGTTGTCATGCCGAGCAACACGTTCTTGATGATTCACAACCCCTTCACGTTCACCGGCGGCGATAGCGAAGATTTGCTTGCAGCGGCTGAGGCGCTTGGAAGCTTTACGAAAGCAATGGCCAATATCTACGCCGGTAAATCTTCTTTACCGGAAAGCGTTATATTGAATATGATGTCTAAAGAAACTTGGCTGAGCGCTGGCGAAGCTTACGCATATGGCCTTTGCGATCAAGTTACAGACTCCGTTCAAATCGCGGCTTGCGCGGGGCTGTCAAAGTTTAAAGGCACGCCGCCATCACTAAAGGAGATCAAAACCTTGACTACTAAAACTGAAAACCTCGCCTTGGCTGATAGCGAGGCTGTGATCCGTGCGAGGCTCGAAGCTGAGATCCGCGCAAGCGTTGAGGCGGAATCTAAGGCGCGGGTTGAAGAGATTTCTTCGCTCTGCAAGCTCGCGGGCAAGCCTCAGCTGGCGGCTACCTACCTCGCAGAAGGCCGGACCGCTGGCGAAGTAAAAGCCCTGCTGTTGGCCAACTCTTCGGCTTCGCCGGAACTGAACGTCTCAGCTCCTAGCGGCTCGCAACCTGCAAACCAAGGCAAGCCCTCGGCTACGCTGAACTTCCGCGCGATCTGGGCAAACTGGAATCGCAAGCGAGGTCAAGCTGTGCCGAGCGGCTTTATCGACTACGACAAGATCGCCGAAGAACTCAACAACCGCGCCTAACCTACCGGAGTAAAAAACTGATATGACCCTTCAACAACCTCTGAGTTATTCCGAATCCAGGAAAACGGGCGAGTTTATCGTGAGCGAAGGTCACGGCCGGATATCTCGCGACGCTACTAACCTGGAAATCGGTCACGCACTTCAAGACGGCACGGTGCTCAAGTATCATAGCCACACTGACGGCAACGAACTCGCACCGCTGGCGCTCACTGATTTCGACACTGGCGGGGCTCTTCTCAGCA